GTCAATGCGGATAAATAATCTGTTAATTTAATCTTTGCCATCAACATGTTTTCTCTATTTACTTCATCTGAAAATCGATTCTTTAAATAAGTTGCTCTTTTTCTGATTTGAACAATAATATCATTTGGATACTCTTTGCTCATTAGTATTTCGTATAAGTCTGTAACAAATTGATCATACTCATTAATTTCAAAAATATTTTGTAATTTTTCAATATATGGCTTCAACCAATTATCCATTTTTTCTTCCCCATCTCAAATAAAATAAAAAAAGTGGATCCAACACATATACTTTTCCATCTTTCCATTCAATTGCCCTGTAAATTTCTTCTTTTGCTTCCAAGACATTTTGTAATTTTCTTAAATGCTCTTTAACAATTGATTTCTCAGGATTCTTTTCATTTGCTGACAGCTTAATCAGTTGAATAATTCTACTATAAAATGTTTCAAATGAAATCTCTGTTAATGGCGGATTTTTAGCAAGTGATTCAACAATCAAACCGTACATGTCTAACAGCTTCCCATCTGTTGTTTCATACATTTTTCTTTGTTGTCCTCGCTGATTGGGGCCTTTTCCCATCGTATTAACTACATCGGCATAGCTGAAATTCACAGTTGTAAACTTATATGCTTTTTCCAGAATTTCATCTGTTACTTCTTGTTTATTTTCATCTTCTAATAAAGTACAAATGCTTAAACATATATACTGCATCAGTTGTGGTGATGTCAGACATTCAACAGCAAGTTTTTCAGCAACAGCATCAGTAATATTAATATTGAGTTTTTCAAATCCCATTAGCGCAATTTTTTTCAGATCTTCTTCTTTCCACGTATCAATAGTAATCAAACTCAAACGCCCTGATAAATCGGCATTCTGACGAATTGCATCATCTGATCTGTGAGGAAGTGAAACAACTATAACTTTTAATTCTCTACGTATTGCATCTTTTAATTGTTGCGCTATTTTTATCTGCATCTCTGGCGATGCATAGTGAAAATCATCTATAACCAAGACTTTATTGTGTTGGATATAATATTCAATAATTTTATCTTTTGAAAGAACATATTTTTCATTTTTTCCATCTCTGTCTGTTATTTCTTCGGTCTTTGAAAATCTCTCGGTCGTTATTTCTCCCATATAAGGCAACTCAACCTTAGCCGCTACTGTTGCCCAAAAATCTGTATTTTCATTAAAATCTGCTCCTGAAATTTCAACTATGTTATCTAATCCAATAACTTTCTCACATAATATCGTCTTTCCCATCTTTGACGGACCAATAATAGAAGTCAGACATCCAGCGGTCCGCAATGCTTGTTTTAATCGTAATTCATAGGATATATCTGTATCCTCATAATGACGTGATACATATGTATATGTCGGGTATGCGCCAGGTTTAAATACTTTTTCTGCTCTCATTGTCATTACTTTCACCTCCACATGGATTTATTTGTATTATAACATATTTATATCCTTTTTAAATCCTTTTTATACCTTTTAATACCTTTTCGTGGGAAGCCAAGGGGACAGGGAAAGTGGTTTTTTAAGTGTCCCCTTGGCTTCTGACATTCCCCTTTCTATTCCTTGGTCTGTATGGCTTCTGTCGTTTTTCCATTGGAAGCAGTTCATAACTGCCAGGAATCGTGCCATCATTCTTCTTATAAATAATCAGCTTACCCGGCTCACACATCCCGATGTGGTCAATCTGCCCGGTGAAAATTTCGTCCGTCATCTGAGCAACGCCCAGGGCTTCTGCCAGAATGCTGTTCAGGTGGTCATGCGTGATCTGTTCGGATGCACAGGAACCGCCGTTTCCGATGCCCCTGCATTTCCAAAAGGTCACCATCCCAGCCCTGGCTACCTTTCTTGTCTGCTTGTTATAATTCATTCCGCAAAGCTCGCACCGGATTCTGCCTGTCATGCAGGAAGCCCCTTTTGTCTCTGCCGGGGAAGCGGTGCGGTTTGCAGCGTGTCTGGCTTTTCGTTCCGGTGTCCATGATGCTTTCTGTGCCGTATGCTCCCAGTGCTGGATGACCTCTGTGCCGTCATGCAAGCAAAAGAGTAATTCGTGTACTCCCTGCACTGTGATGGATTCCACTTTGTCAAAAAAGATATCCTCATCAAATTCAGAAACGCCCAACACTTTTGCACTGGCTTCCATGAGCTTTGCTTCTGGAATATTCTTGGAACCACACCGTCTGTACTTCTCTGCTTTCTTTCCTGTGCAAACCCAGGTCGGACGCTTTTTCCCGATCGCACTGGTATTCCAAAGCTGTCTGGTGTAGTGCCGTCCGCAGCAGCCACAGATCACCTTCATCGTGAAAGGGTACTTCCTGCCTGTGTGATTATAAGGAAACCGTCCCATCTCTTTGTTTTGGGCGAGTTTCTTCTGCACCTGTTCAAAGGTATCCATGTCAATGATTGCCTCGTGTGTGTCCTGTACAAAATACTGTGGAAGTTCCCCTGTGTTCATTACTTTCTTTTTGGAAATCGGATCCTGGATGAAGGTCTTCTGAAGAAGGGTATTCCCTGTGTAAGTGATGTTTCGCAGAATATTGCCGATTGCACTGACGGAGATCGGTTTTCCATTGATGGATGTGATTCCTTCTCCGATCAGTTCCTCCGCTGTTTTCATATGGGAACCACCCGCAAGAAAATTTGCAAAAATCCGTTTGACCACCTCAGCTTCCTCTGGGATCACAGTCAGCTTTCCATCTATCCATTCATAGCCCAAGGTTCTGCGTCTTGTATTTCCGATTCCATTCTGGAAGGCTTTATGAATTGCCCACTTTATATTTTCGCTGATAGATTCGCTTTCTGCCTGTGCCACTGATGCCATCAATGTCAGCATCAGTTCCCCTTCCTCTGTCATGGAATCAATGTTCTGTTCCTCAAACCGCACAGAAATACCAAGCCGCTTTAAATATCGGACTATCCTAAGTAAATCCAGAGTATTTCTTGCGAACCGACTGACTGATTTCACAAGAATCAAGTCAATTTTTCCGGCTTCGCAATCACTTATAAGCCTGACAAAGCCTTCTCTTCTTTTTATATCGGTTCCTGAGATTCCGTTGTCCTTATAAATTCCTGCCAGCTCCCATTCTGCCTTTTCATGTAT